TACCGGCAAGAATCCACTTGTCCCGAGATTAACAAGCCCGTAATTAATAGCTGTGCCATTGTTCAAGGAACTTAATTTTTGCATCCTTAAGTCCATGATGTTGGTGTTGTTGCCAATCCATTTGTAATATTTCTGCAGCTGGTTAGCGACATCCATTGGCACTTTGTATGAGTTAAACTGGCAAAGGCGTTCAGCCAGTAAGTATTGCAGGAAATTCGTATAGAACTCGTCGAGTGTTAGCGACAAGTCTTGGAATTCAGTTACTGAAACCAGCCTGAAACTACCGTGAATCTCTAACGGATAGTTAGTGTCTGGGACAAAATACAGGAACAATCGGCAACCGCCAAATTCGCGCTCAACGTGCCAGTTCCAAGGCAAGCTTTGGATATTGGTAGGACGGAAGCTGCCAAAGAATTCTTGGCGCTGTTCGTTCCTAGTCTGGTATCTCAATGACTGGATATAGAATACAAATACATCAACGTCTATACAGTTTTCCAAAAAGTATTCGGAAACCCCAGCACTCGCCGTCAATATTAATTTGTCAGTATAGGGAATCGTCCCTTCATCAACAGTCCTGTCTGCCAATACGTTATTTAAAAGGCGAAGGCCATCCTTCATCTGCGCGCCGGTCGGTGTTTCAAATTCCCGGCTGACAATCCCACTCAAATAATACGAATCTGCAATAAGATTGCTTGCAAGATAAGTCATGGCCTCTCCTATCCATCCAAATTAGATGGTGTATTGATAGCCTGCTACGTTAATAGCAACCGTACCAGCTGATACCTTGTAATTGATCTTCGGTGCGCCTGAAGCTAACTGGGCTTGCACGAATTCTCTAACAAGGGTATGAGCCGTCGCGCCTGCAACAGGAGCAATATACTTAACGGTATCACCAACGGCATTCAAAGGTTGCAGTGCCAAGGTGTCAGCAGCAGCATTCGCTGTCCAGTTCGTTTCGATTAGCACTGGGGTGTTTTCCACTGCAGGAACAAACGTGGTCAGAGTAACAGCTGCATAGGTCGCAGAGTTGCCTGCGGTGACAGCGGTTGCAACCGGCACGTCATAAATAAACAGACGGTTGTTTGCGCTACCACTCCAGTAACCTGCCAAGAAATGAGATGAGCCATCTGTTCTGACATAGCCAATCAGACGATACATGTCATAACCAACGGGCAGTAAAGGAGCACTAGCACTGGTTGACAACACTACGCCGGGGTCATTATTGAAGGTTGAATCACCAACAACATACAAAGCATAAAGACTTGAGGCAGCGAGCGAGCCAGTATCAAGTGCATTAATCCCGGTGGTTGCGGCATTCAATGTTACTGCTGCAGCCAGAATAATGTCATTTTCATTCGAACTGTTTCGTGCGCGTCCAGCCTGAACGGTCATCGTAGTGGTAGAAGCAACCGCGATTTGTAGCCCATTTACGGATAAGTAAGGGGCATTTACTACTGGTAAATTAACTTGAGTCATTAAATTAGCTCCTTAATTATAATGGGAATATCACGGCCATTGCGTTGTCGCTAACCTGAGTTTTACCCCAAATTGCGTCGTGCACTGTACCGTAAAGGTTTTGGCCGAACTGAGCACCAGTGTACATACGTAATGCAACAGCGGTGTCAGGATCTTGTTCAACGGAAGTCATGAAGGGATCGCAATCTGGCAGAGGCGGAATCGCCACATAGAACTGGTTGCCTGATTGAACCATACCAACACGGTGAGAAGGCAATACCTTAACTTGCATACCAGCAACAATCTGCTGAGTGATGTTTTGGTTTTTGCCAACGACTGCTTGCAATGGAGGATCAATGCTTACTGTAACTTGTGAGCCAGCGGTGCTACCTGCATTAGCAGTTGCTTTAAACTGCACGGGGCAAGCAGACGGGAAATGGCCTTCGAAAGTACGGAAGCGCAGGTTTGGATGACCAGAAACGTTGTCTTGGAATTGGAAACGATCATAAATCTTGACGGAATCCGCATCATTAGCTGCTGATGTACCACTAAAGGTAATCGTAATGACAGCGCCATCAGTGTTGGTTGTTACGCTAACAACGGTCAGTGTGGAACCGGCTTGGCCTTCAGAACCTGCAATATGTTCAGGCAGCAAGTTGGATGAGTACCACATGCACTTTGCGAACGCGCCGAGTTCCCAACTGTTACGCAGTTCTTCGTTGCCTTGCGGTACGAACTGGTTCAAGCCAGAGCCTACGATGTCAGGAATGATGATATCTGACAGGTAGCACTTGGTATCATTCTTGGCTGCGCCGAAGTTGCGGAAGAAAGCTAACATTTGGGCTAATTGGTTGAAGGAATTGATTGGCGTTACACCGTTACCGTAGAAACGATAGGGTGAAGTTTCGCAAATGCCAGCGATGTCGGCTTCGATTACAGCGCCAAGTTCGTTAATGGCAGCGCGGCCAAAACGATCCATATAATCTTCTAAGTTAAAGATTAATTGTTGGGCTGAAATGTCGATACCAATGTTTTTAGCTTGATCGACTACCAAGCTTTGAACTCTTTGTTCAACGCCTTGGAAGTTTACGACTAAGCCATCGTTAGCATAAAAACGGGGTGGTTTGTCAAAAGTAATCGTGTCGCCCAAGTTGGCTGGGTTTGCTTTTTGGAAGTCCCGGTATTTGGTATTAGCGGTCGATACGAAACAGTTAATGTTCTGTAAATAAGCTAAGTCGGCTTTATTGTATGTTTGGACATTTTGCAAAATATTATTTGGCAATGGCATGTCAATCTCTCCGTTAGAAAAACATAGAGACAGATCAAGGCATCGCCTTTAAGGTTTTTATCCCTTAAACATACGCTTATAGTCGCGTACGCTATTCGGTGTGCCGTTGTCTTTCCCTGTAGGCGAAGACGACATTCGGCTGAGAGGAGGAGCGATTTCTTTTTCCTCGGCTTTAGCTTGCTGATTGGCAACAATGGATGCGCTGATTTTCTGAATCATCTTTTCAGCGGCTGCGGGGTCACGTTCAGACATCACTGTGACGGCTGCAAGCTTAGTAGGATTCTGCATCAGCTCACGCATTACTGCAGGCGTGTTTTCAACCTGCGAGGCCAAATAGACAAGGTTAGGAAAAGCTGCAGGGTTAAAGTCGGCCATGACTTCATCGAAATCTTCGAATTGATCTTTGCCTGTAGACATCCTTGCATGATATGTCTGGGCAATTTTCTGGGCTTCTTTATCCAGTTCTTCTTGGGCACGTTTTTCGCTGGCTTGCTGCATTTGTTCACGAATATCATTCATGATTTGCTGTTTAATAACTTCTGGGTCAATCGGTGCGGCCATACCGCCCATAGATCCAGCGTTAGTTTTCAGCTGCGCATTTTCAGCTTTTAACGCATCCAACTCTGCCTGCATTGAATCTCTCCCTTTGAGTTTAGCTTTTTTAACCAGTTCTTCAGCACGACGTTTTGAAATCATTTCATCTTGCTGTGCATCAGAACTTTCAACAGGGATCGAATCATTTTCCGTTTCTAAAGCTACTTCTTCAGTCATCCTGTCAATCTCACTGTTGCCGTTGTGAACGTGGTCGCATGGTTTTAGTGCCATGAACTACTATTTGTGCCGCATAGCTGCGTGTTCGCCGGATTATATGCTTTCCGTAAGCCAAATATATTACTGTATATGTTACAGCCAATAGTTTACTAATACAACTAGGCTTTTTTCTTCGCCTTACTTTTTCCTAATACTTTGTTTGCCTTAGCATCGATCTTTGCTTTTTATGCTGCGCTTAACTTTCCCTTCTTCACCATCTGTGATGCACGTGCTTTCGCATTTGCAGCGTGTGCTTTATCAGGCATTGGATATTTTCTTTCGCCGGGCAAACCAAATGATTTCTTTTTCAATGAATTTCGTTTTTTCGCTGATAGAACTGCCATCACTAGCACCCCTTCTTCTTGCCGTAACCCTTACCCTTCTTCATTGGAACTTGTTTCTTTCTGCTTTTCATGTTGTTCTCCTGCTTCCATAAAATGTTTACTTACATTCAGTGCCATCTCAACTGCAGTGCGACTTTGCTCTGCGTCCAGCCTTTCCTGTTCGAGTGTCCTATCCAAATCAGCATCTTGGATTTTACTCATCACTTCGAGGAATTTTATATCGGCTTCTTTATTCTTTACAGCATCTGAAGCGCTAGCCTTTGCCATTTCAACTTGTGCTTTGAGTTGGTTCCCTTCGCGTTCGGATTGCACTTGGTCTGCTTCGATCTTCAATTGCTGTTCGGCCAATTGTTCCTGCGTAGGTTGATTCGCTTGCGCTTGTTGCTGTTTAGCGGCGAGTTCTTTCTGTTGATCCATCCATTCCTGAACCATGTACTTGAGCTTGTCAATGCCACGAATGTCGATATTATCCAACAAGACTTCGAGGCCATTCTGGTTCATGAACTCTTTGAAGCTTTCGCTCACTGCCATCAAGGATTCAATCGTCTTGAGCGCGATTTGCTTCTGCACTTCATAGTTCACGCCCGGCTTGATATTAACTTCAAGGGCAGAAACGTCGTAATCAAACTTAATGCCTTTGCCATCGCGCCGGTTAATCTCATAGAAATCTCGTTTGCCGTTCGGCAATACTATCGGGATAGTCCTTTGTGTAACGTAATATTTTGGCAATAGGTTTAGATAAAACTCCGCGCACCTCGACCAGCCTTCAATGAATCCCATTGTATATGGCATAGCTGCAGCGTTTGAGTGCATAGCACCTTGCATGATTGCAATGCCTGAAATGTCATTTTCATTTGCGCCCAATGCAGCATCGTATGAACCCAAAATAATCTGCACAGTATTGTCAGCTAGCGTAAAAGTATTGGTTAACTCCGGCGGTATAGGCTGACGCATGATTTCTTGCGGTGGGTTTAATGGTTGGTTAGGGTCGCCGTCTTTAAACTGATTATACAAAACAACTGTCGCCTGCTGCGGGTTGGTATAAGCCAGCTGATAATCTTTGTTAGATGGTATGCCTTCAACCGGCGCTTTCCATTTATGCTGCACAAGGTTTTCGATTTCATTACAAAGAGATTGCCCGGCAAAGTTCTTCATCTTCTGTGTGTCACGAGCATGGTAAACATATGGCCGTACAACTTGCTCGGCTTGTGCATCGTTACTATCACGAATAATTACGCTGTTCCCGTCAAAGAACACCAGCGGCAGCATAGAGAAATTTGTTTCTTTATGGTCAACAATCTTATTGCCAGTGATCGTATACATGTCAATCATTGTGATTTCGGTTTCACGAGATTTGATAACAATAGGCGCTTGCTCGATATAGCCTGCCTTTTCCCAACGTTGCAAAAATTCTTCGTATTGCTTTTCAGTAACTGAATGGCCATTGGCAAGTTTTAAAATCTTGGTCTTCTTCATCTTCTTTTTGAAGTATTCAGCAAACAGCAAGATGTCTTCTTTCTGGTTTCGATAAGACCAATTAAACCCTGCAACGTTACTATTGCGAGTAAACTTGACGTTTTTCAGGATGTCAGACCCATACGTTTCAACGGCTTCATCCGCAGCTTTCGGAAAGAGTTCGCAAGCAAAGCGGCCGTCACCCTTGTGCGATTTACGTGCTAAAGGATCAAAAACGGTCAGAGTGTCATCAAATACAGGCTCAACACAAATACGCTGCTCAAATGCCATTTCACCAGAGTATTCAGTAAAGAGTTTTGCCACAGCATAACCGCCAGACAGAATACGGCGATAAAGCTGATAGCTAAGGGAATTCTTATCACCGCCAGAGAATGCGGCCATCAAGTGCGCTTCGACCAGTTCAATGATGTCAGGATTAATCAGGTTGACGCCTTCTTTGGCGCGAACGGTAAACGCTGGATCCATCTTGGAAAACTCACCGCACAACCGACTAATGAACGCCTCTAGGATATTAAACTCCATGTTAGGCTTTTGGATTTCATTGTTTACCGATCTATCCGCATTTGTCAGGGACGTTTTAAAGACAAAGCGCATGAACTCATTGTAAGTTCGATAATTCTTTTTAAAGTACAGGTAGCCTTTCTCGATGTCGTCTTTGATAATGTCAAAATTGTCTCGCGCTTCCTTTTTAACGTATGCCATCTCTATTCATCCTTAATGCCTGTTGGCGGCGCATCTGCTGGGCTATGCTGTTCATTACGTCATTTGCTGGGCTTTCGTTCGCTCTAAGATTATGCAACGACTTGTCAATAAGGGCAATTTTAACCGCATCGTAGCATGTATCTGCCAAGTCATCATGGCGGTGGGAATCGTTCAGGGTAATTTTACTCATGTGCTTTTTGCATAACTGGACATGCCGAGCGCCACGACTGAAGGTCACGCGCTTACTGGCAATGAATGGTTGCATCTCAACATAGCGCTTTGCCTTTGTTCCTGAAACAACCGTTCTCTGCACGTCTTTAATCTTAATGCCTTGGATTTGGTTTAGGGTACTGATTAGCGTCACACCTGTTGATTTCTTTTCGATGGCAGCCATCAACGGCGGCACTTTAAACCTAGAACATTCGCGCCAAAAGTCTATGAAGCGTTCTTCAAGGTCTTTCGGTTCAAGCCATTCTTCAATAGCGTCTAGCCAATGCAATGCTAGCTGGCCGGTCTTTTTCCCGAACACTTCAATCTCATACAGTCCCCAGAAACTTACAGCCGTCGGGTCGTTATAATTCTTTGCCGTTTCTGCGGTGTCAGCTGTCAGGAACGTCAGGATCATTTCAGGTTCACGATCTAATTCAATAAACCATTCTGGTCTGAAGACCGCACCGCCTGCTGGCGTTGGTTCCTGCTGAAATTGACTGGCAAAAACGTATGGCGATTTATCTTGCAGCTCCAGCAAATATTCTTTCGAATGGACTTCAGGATATAAAGCATTACCGGCATCGTCCAAAGCCTTCAAGATAACTTTGCGCCAAGGCTTGATGTCATTGCCTTCAATCAGGAACGCAGCAAGGTCTGCTTCATGTACGCGCTGGCCAATAAATATGATTGGAACGTTTTCGCCGCGAGGACGTTGCCGTATTGTTGTTTCATAATTTCGAATAACCTTTTCGCGCATCGTGTCACTAAAAGCTTCATCAGGTTTGTGAGCGTCATCGATGACAACTGCGCCCGAAAATATATCTTGGCCGGGCAAGCCAGCATTACGACCAACGATTGCGCCTTCAGAACCGAACGCTGCCACATGGCCGCCTGCAGTTGTTGCAAAGTGGTCTTTGGCTTTCGTGTCTTTGGCAATATAAACATCAAACAAATACCCGAACATCGCAGAGGACATTATCATTTTGATAAAAGCTGTTTGCTCTGCAGCGAGCGTTTGGCTGTGCGATATGTAAATGAAGTTGCATTGGTCATTCCACGTATAGCACCAAGCAACCCACATACAAATCTGCAAGGACTTTCCGGATCCCGGCTCTACGTTAATCATCAAATTCTCGTTTGGATGTTCCATACGAGTAAATGATGTGAGTTCACGACAAATGCTTATCTGGTGTGATTCTCTGCCTACTGGCTGGGATTCAATATAATCACGATTAGTAATGTGCTTAGTAAAAAACTTTGTGAATTCTTGAAGCGAACCGCGAAGGCGCGAGGCCATTTGTTCTTTTTCAAGATCAATTTTTGACATCAATACTCTTTCTTGTTTTTAGCGTCCAACTGTTCGCGCAGCGCAATCATCTCTTTTTTAAGGTCTGCGTTTTCTTCTTCTAAAGTTCTTTCATCCTGTGTACGCCATCTAGCACGAGTCTTAAGCCAGAAAATCTGTGCTGACAGATCATTGCTTTTTGTGGCTTTGTTATAAAGCCTGCGGGCTACTTCAGCATTTGCAGTTATCTGTGCAGTAGCAAGTTCGCGAGAATAATGAAACGCCAATGTTTCAGTATGAATATCTAGATATTTAGCTATCTCATCGTGCGTATGTCCATAGCTTTTTAATGCAGCAACTTGTGCGCGAGTTTCTGATGTTGGATTATGTGACATTGTTTTTCTCCAACTCTGCTTTTTTGCCTGTGAATTGTTCGTAACGTTTTATTATAACGTCGCAATAATTTGGTGATAGTTCCATCATATAGCATTTTCGGTTAAGTTTTTCTGATGCTATGACTGTTGTTCCAGTACCACCAAATGGTTCATATACATTACCAGTTGAAAACTGTTTTATATGATCCTCTGCAAACTTTACAGGAAATACCGCGCCATGGTCTTTTTGTATTTCTTCTTTCTTTCCTTGCGGATTAAGCCTGTAGATATTGCTTATAGTACCTCTGAAATCTGGTGCTGTGAAAATAG